AAGGCCCGCGCCGGGACAATTAAAGTCGCCGCCGCGCAACGCCAACCGCTCGCCCGCGTTCCGGTGCCAAATGCTACCCACCGGGCCGTTCCCGGAAGGATAAAGGCTCAAGAGTTTGAGCAAGGCAGGAACCGTCACGCCCGTTTTCGCCGTCATAGCCGTAAAAGCGCAGGCAGAGGACGCCGTGGTGTCCGGGCTCGGATACTGGCTGGAAATAGTGGTATTCAGCACCACCGCGCCCGTGCCGTTCGCTCCGGCGGCGTCCAGTTTCAAGGTGGAGGCCGTGCCCGGTGCGGTCAGCGTGCCATTCTGCAAAATAGCTTTCCACGCGGCGCTGGACGCGCCCATGTCCACGGTATGCGCCGCCGCGTCGTTATCCTTGATGATGTTGATTTCCCCGGCGTTCAACCGCAGGCCGCCCGTCCATTCCCACACATTCCCCACAAGGTCCGCGATTCCGGCGGGGCTGTTGTCATGCCGCCAACTTACAGGACCGGAACCCGTCAGCGTCCGCCCGTGCTTGTCGTCGTCACGCACGCCAAGCGCGCCTGCACCGGGGGCAAGCGTGCCCGTTTCATGCTTGGCTTCATGATGCTGGCCCCACCAAGAATTTCCGCGCGGCTGAAAGCCCGTCTTGAGGCCCATCGCCCCCAACAACGCCCATTCCGCGTTCGTCATCAGGTGCCAGCCCGTACCCTTGTTTTTACAGTACGTCACCGCACTGTCGAAATTCAGCATATTGGCCGGGTCAAGCCCCGGAAGGCTTACGCCGTACTTGTCCACCACCGTGGCCGGGTATACGCCGATGAAAAGCTCGCTTTTCTCTACCCCGTTGACGATGAACGCCGGATGCGTGCCCGTCAGCCCCAAATCCGGGTACACGTCCTCAATCCGAACTTTCGGAATGCGCCGCATGTAGTTGGGGTGCCCGCCAGCGTCATACAGCACGGTCACAAGCCCGCCCGTGGCCGCTTCCACGCTCGAACGCAGGGAATCCTTGGTAATAATCGTGGCCATAGTTTATGCCTCCGTAGGGTTATCGGTTACGGTCCAAAGTATCAGCCGAACGGCGGCCATCCCCGCAGCATCCAGGGGAACACGCACCCGTTCCGTGGTCGGCGCGGGCGTGATGCAAGCCGGATCAATATCCTCCGGCAAGTCTTCCGCCGAAAGCGGCATGGGCAGCGGCACGTCCTCATATTGTGCCGGAGGTATGAACAGGCAGGCCACATATTCCCCGCCGTTCTCCACGCCTTCGGCCAGGCCGCCGTCATGGCCGCGCACTACATCCACGACCACCTGAGCGTCCCCCTGAAGCTCCGCGCAGTCATAGGAACGGCTTTCTTCTCCAAGTGTGAGCGTCACCGTCACGCCGTCCACAGTCACCACGGGCCACGGCCCGGAGCCTTTCTTTTCAATCTGCATACCTTTCTCCTTATATGGCCGGATGCGCCACCAGCAGCCGCACGTCCACGTCGTCCGCCGTGCCGCTGGTGGTCACTTTGAAGCCGTTCTTGAGTTTGCCGTCCGCGTACACGTCCCCGGTCTGGAGACGACCGCCACGGCTGCCCAGCACTTCCACAGACACCATGTAGCCGTTGTCCGGAAGTACGCGGTTCAGCGCCACCGCCACGGACGCGGGCGATTTCTGCACCTGTGGCCAGCCCGGTTCACGCCGCGCGCTGTCCGTGATGGTTACATTCGCCAGATACGGATCGTTCGATTCCGTATTCCCGGCGGGTACCAAGGCGCGGGCCAGTTCGATGGCCCCATCCGGCATGTCCCCGTCAAGCGTGGTGGCCGCCACGTCGATGATGCCGCTGGCCGTCTGGAACATATAGATGATGACCGTTCCGGCTTTCGTGCCCGTATTGCTGGCGACGCTGGCCGTGTTGGTCTGTCCGTCCACCGGATATTCCCGCCCGTTCATGAACACCACGCCGTCCGAGCAGGAGATGTTGCGCGTGGCCGTCGTCGATTTGCTCAATGTCACGCCCGACTTGACCCCACGGTTCTTGATGGTGGCCGTGATTTCCTGAAAGCGCGTCAGACGTGTCTGTTCGTGTTCCTTCAGGGCCAGCCTGGTATGGTCCAGGGCCAGTTTCAGCCCCGCGAAAAGCGCCTCCTGCATGTCCGGCGAATAGCTTTCCACCGTGCCTTCCATGCCGTCCATTTTCTTTTTCAGATATTGGGTACGGTTCGCCAGTTGTTTGGCCTGTATGTTGTCGATTCCGTCTTCACCGCCAACCACGGGGTCTGTAAGCTCAATGCGGTAAATCCCATCCGGCCATTCCGCCGTTTCCTTCAAGTTCGCCATGCTCCACCTTCCTAAAATTTGATGGTCCACGTTCCCACAATCTCGATGTCGTCCTCTTTTTCGATGGTCCCCCGCGTCTTCCGCGCAAAAAGGGTCCCGTCCGAACAAATCAGCCCGAATTCTCGGATTGCCTTGCCGTTGGCTTCGCCCGCACCGATTTTGAACGCGAAAGCCGCCTCGCCCGTGGCCGGATATGTGCAACCCGTGACCGGCTTCGTGTAGGGTTTCGTCAGCCCAGCGTCGTCCGGGCTGGGGCCGTCGCCGTTGGTCCCCACGCCGATTTTCGTTACCGTCTTGCCGGACCCGTCCCCGCCTATCAGCCGGGCCAAGGCGTCACGCGCAGAGGCCATAATCATATTGTCGTCCCGGTAATGCTCCATTTCCCGGCCAGACTTGAACACCCGGATTTCAAAACTTCCCCGAAGCCGGGCTTCATCCCTGAATTTCATGTTTCCATCTCCTTGCCGCCGTAGTGCGGTTCGCCGCCATGGTTGGCTTTGCCGTTGTGCAGCGTGTAGCGCATCACGCTGACGCCCATGGCGTCCGATAAGGTGAAGGCGTCCTTCATGTCCGCCCCTTCCATGCTAAGGGTTGCGGCGCACAAGTCGGATAACGCCCGATAGGTAAAGACCGGCGCGTATTCCCCGGCTGTCGCCAGCCAGCCCCACAAAGCATGGGTTGCGCTCCTGTTGTGCCGGGCGTGTCCGTCATGTCGCACGGCGCAAAAACCGGCATTGCCGCCGAACTGGCCCCGCAGGCGGGACCCGTCGTGATAAAACGCCCCGTTTCGTATGCTGATAAGACGCTGACCGTGCGAAAGGCTTCCGTCGTGGTAACGCCCCACGGTGTCCACGATGGACACGTTCAAAGCCGTGGCCGTGAAGTCCCGCACGGGCACAAAATCCCGGCAGACGGCGGAAAGCCGCGTTTTCACCATGTCCAGCGCAGGCGCGTCCAGACCGTCACGGCGTCCTTGTCCGTCGTGCAAAAGCGCGGCGTTATGCTTCGGGGAATATTGAACACGGTCCGTCATGCGGGGCCGAACGGCCACGGCCAGCGGGTCAAGTTGCGCGTCATGCCGATAGCCGCGCGGTTCCCATGGCGTATGAACGGCGGTTCCGCCATAAGCAAGCCGCCCGTTATGAACACGCAACAGTCCGTTGTCATGACGAATGGAACCATCATGCAGGGGAAAGCCCCAAGGCCGCGAATCCTCATAATCGGGGACGACGGCAAGCCGCTGTTCGTCCGAAAAGTCCGCCCTGTCCTCCATTCTCATTTGCCATGACAGGGCGCGAAGAATGGAACGCGCGGGCTTGTATTCATTCACCAGCCACCGGAACCAGTCCATGACGTCCCTGTCCAGACCGGATTCCGGGACTTCAAGCCGCACGTCGAATTGCGCCCAGCACAACCCCGCGTTATAGGTGGCTCCGCTATTGTGGGACAGGGTCGCGTTATGGCGGCGCACGTCGTTGACCGGCAGAATTTCAGCCCCGGCAAAGCCGTTTTCGGCCAGAATCCGCACAAGCCCCTGAACTTTGCCGCCCAGCTTATGCCACGCAAAGGCATTGACCACGCGGCGGCGGTAACTTTCGTCGCTGTCGTAACGGGTCCGAAGAATCCCACGGCTGGCCCCGTACCGGGCTATCATGTCGTCGTCCGCCGTGACGGGGGAAAACTGGCGGCGCAGCCAAAGAATGTCTTCCCGCACGTCGTCCATATACAGGGCCAAGCCTTTAGCTACGGCGGACAACGGCCCCGGCGAGAATATGGCGGGCCAGTTGAGGGAGTCATGGAAATATTTCCAAAAGCGGCTCATGATTCGCCCCTATTCCGCGTCCGTCCAGACGGTTGAAAGGGACAAATCAACCAGCACGGCCAACCCGTCCGCCGGAATCTCCACGTCTTCTTGCGGGCTTTCCCAGCGGATACGCTTCACGCCGGAAATGCCCACGATGCCGGACGCCAAACGGTCCCGCACAACGTCCTTGCCAATGGAAAAACGCGGAAGGTCGGAGCCGTCGCCGTAGGAAAACATGGCCTTGACCCAGTTTTCCGCCTGCGCCTTGATGCCGTCCGCATCCCCGGAAAGCAGTTCCAGCACGGCGCGAACGGATACGGAAACAGGCGCGGGCGCTTTAGCCTTTACGTCATGGTTTATGACAATGGCGTTGTCCAGCGCCGCTTTTACGGCTTCCAACAGTTTGGCCGTGGGAATTCCGGCGCTTCCCTGTACAACGACGTCAACTGTGCCTTCGCCGCGCGGATGCTGGTCCGCCACATACACGTCAACCACGCCCGGAACGGACAGGGCCGCCGCTTCATAGGCCGCGCGGGTCACCCCCGCCTTTGCCTTCCATGCCAGTTCATAACGGCGCTGTAAGCTGGCGTCGCTTTCTTCGTCCGCGCCTTCATCCGTCAGCCAGTCCGCGCCGTTGGTTACACCCCGGACGCCTTCAACCGGCGTCACCAGTTCGAATATCTGCCCCGGCGCGGCGTTGGAACTCTGCCCGTATTCCTCGGCCACCACCGACACGGCCACGGAATCCGCGCCGTCGGGCAGAACGGCAAGAGCTTCCGTCACATAGCGGTAAACAGTTCCGGTGCCATCCGGTTTCGTCCGCAAAATGCGCCCGGCGGGAATCCGAACATTGCCCGACACGTCGCCGCGCAAGAAAAGGACTTTTCCACGCGTCTTCGTCGCGGGCTTGCGCGTTTCGTCCACCTGCGCGGCATGTACGTCCAGCCAGTCCCCCGTGGATTCGCGCGGTATGGCCTGCCGGTGTATGTGGTCAAGAAAGTTGTAGAGTTGCCACAATCCCCACGCGAACAATTCAATAAAGCCCCGCGCAATCCCCTTGTTCAAGTTCAATCGGGCGGGAAGCCAGCCTTTAGCCGCGTATTCGTCTTGCACGGCTTCAATTCGGGCGAACAGACCGGAACGAATATCGCCAATGCTCTTAGAAAGCCGGGGTGAGGTCTTCATGTCTGCCATCGCTAATCACCAGCGTTTTGACGCTCTTATCCGCCTGAACAACCAAGTTCAGAGCGTGGTCAACATCCACAAAGCGCCACGAAACGGAAACTGAAAGGCTTTTTTCATCCCATTTGAGAATGACGCTTTTGACGGACCCCACCACGACGCGCGGGTCTTCCTCCACGCGCATGGTCACTTCCGCCAAGAATGCGGCCCGCGTTACTTCGGTGCTGTCCTCATAAACCCAGTCATAAAGAAGCGACCCGAAGTCCCGGTCATAGAACAGCGCCCCCAAGCGCGTGAACAGGCGGAACGTGATGTCTTGAACGCCCGTTTCCACGCCTTGCGTCAAAACCAGTTCGCCGTTGGCCGCCACGCGGGCTTGCCCGGATTCGTCAAGCGATATATCCTGTCCCCAAAGGTCCGTAACGTTGCTCATGGGAACAACGTACCCCGGATACAAAAGAAGCGCCCGGAAAGGACGCGTTCCATGCGAAGAAAAAAGGGGATATTATGAAACATCTTCACACATTTGGTCGTGCTGGCAGCCAGCCCAGTTCTTTTTCTTATGAACGTAAAGAAGATGGTGTGCATATTCTTCAGGGAGAAGAAGGCACCCATTTTTCTCATAAAGAATGGAAAAAAATTGTCAGTTCTGTTGAGGGACTTGGGGTTTCTTCCATAACAGGTGCTGCACCAACTAATAAAAGTATTTCGGAATCCATCAGAACCGCCTTGCCTGACCGCCAACTGAATGACTCCTCATTGGCTTGTATAGCCAAAATCTTGGAGAATGAAGGGACGATAGAACTATATCATGGTACTGCTGGCCCCGGCATTGCAGTGGGCATCCACTTCAAATCCTAAGTACACCCCTTGCAGCTATTGACCCTACCAGAAATACCGCCGCTTACGGTCAACCCCCCGTTGACCGTGAGCGGTCCGTTCACGGTGAGGCTTCCCGTTGTCGTCCGGTTGACATTCTCCGTTACCGTGCCGGTTCCGCCGTCCGCGCCGAACCCGCTTTCGTTGCCCTTTTTGACGATTTGCGGCGCTTGAATCGTCAGCGTTCCCGCCGCTTGCACTGTGGCGTTTCCCCCGGCTTTGATTTCCACGTTGCCGCCCACTTCAACACGCCAATTCGCTGGGGTCAGCGTGATAATGTTGTGCGCCGGGTCAATTTTGACGGAAACGCCCGGTTCCTGCTGGATAATCAGGGCTTCAAGCTCACAGTCGGGGGCGCTGTTGCCTTGCCAGCGAAAGTTCGACACGCGCGGATAGTTGGGATCGCCGTCGTAGTAACTCAGGTCGCACAACGTCCCTACAGCGGGGGGACACACAATGCCGCGCTTGGGACCGCCCCAAAATATAGGAATCTCCACGCGCGGAATAACGGGTTCCGAAGGGTCCGGGCTTTCATCATTCCGCAAGGGCTGAATGTCCGCGTAGTATTGCCCGGCGCTGGCATAGGATGCCACGACTTTGGCCTTGCGCGTCATTTTGTAATAGTTCCGAAGGTTCGGCATGGCTAATTCCATGGCGCGGGCAAGCAGTTTCAACAGGCTTTTATTTTCGTTCATTATCCCCAGCCTTCGTCTTGGCCGTAGCCTATGGTCGTTGTATTGCCGTCCGCGCCTAGGGCGTGGATAACTTCCTGCGCCCGCACAAGTTCCGAATATTGTCGCCGGGCGTCGCGTATGCGGACATTCCGGCTATGGGTCAACCCCGGCAACACCGTTGCCACGGCGTAAGACATGCCGGACGGATTCGGGCTGTTCGTTATCAGGTTGGCCCCTGATTCGACCACGAAAACATCGCCGGGTTCGCCTTCATCGGACCAGTAAAGACCGGATTCCCCCAACCAGACGGCATGGCGCGAAAGATCATGTCCCCAGCTTCGTTCGAGGCTGGCGGCAAGCTGTTTGATGGCCCGCGCCACCGTTACGCCGGAAAAAACGATATGGGGGAACGTTTCCGCCGGAACGCGGATGCCCGCCACCGGCAACCCCGTTGCCGCAAACAGCCGCCGGGCCACAACGTCCGCCGGTTCGCCGTGCATGGCTTCCGTGACTGTCGTGTCAATCAAAGCCTGTTCCAGACCCACGGCGAAAACCCGGATGGCATCCGTCCCGGCGGGCTGAAAGTCTTTTATCGTCCCGGACCAGTCGTGCCACGTTCCGCCGTCGCCGCGATGCCCGAAACGCACGCGGACCATCTGCTTTTTTGCCAGTCCAGCTTGGATCGCGCCGTCCGCGTCGGGAATGTCCACTTCGCAATGGGTCAGCACGGCCCGACGCCGTAGTGTCAACACGATGCGGGGCGACCGCAGCACTTCAAAATTGCCTACTGTGCAACGAATATTGATGCCTTCAATCATGGTTCAGTCCACGGCCACGACCAAGGAGTCTTCCGCCGGTTCAGCCTGTTGCGCCTTTTCCTTGGCTTGTTCGGCCAGTTCCTTGGGCGTGGGACTTTTGGCCTGCGCCTTTTCCGTCTTCACAATGGGCGGATTGTGCTCCACAAAGCCCAACGTCACCGTCACTTCGTCCGTCGCGTCGTTTTCAGCCGATTGAAGTTTGGAAAAGACGACTTGCCGGATTCCCCGCGCCAGCAGATGGCGGTTCGCCACTGTGTATATTTTGGGATTTGCCTTGTCGTCCACGCTTCGGAACATCCCAGCCACGGTTTCCAGCTTGTCGTAACAATTTGTCTCGGAGTCCGTTCCCAGAACGAACGACATCATGACGTCCGAATCTTCAAAGCCCTGCGGAGTCTTTTTCTTCCCACTGGTTCCGTCGACCTTCTGTTCGTCGAATCGCACCTTGCCGTCCACGCGTAAATCCCGAAGCACGCCGGGAACTTCCGTTTCTCCCAGCGTCACCACGCCGTCGGCAAAAGT